AGATGCTTTAAATGAATTTTACCGCCAGTTCCCAAGAACTACAGAGCATGCTTTTAGAGATGAGACTAAAGGAAGTATATTTAACCTAGTTAAAATATACGAACAAATAGATTACAACGAAGAAATGTCAAGAACATTAGGAATTACTCAGGGTAATTTTCAATGGGTTAATGGTATAAAAGACAGCCAAGTTATATTTTATCCAGATAAAAAAGGTAGATTTAAAGTAAGCTGGGTGCCGCCATCAAACATACAAAACAAAGTTGTAATTAAAAATGGTGTCAAACACCCAGGAAATGTACACATGGGTGCTTTTGGTTGTGATAGCTATGATATATCAGGTACTGTTGATGGTATTGGCTCTAAAGGAGCTTTACACGGGTTAACTAAGTTTAGTATGGAAGACGCGCCAGCTAATCAATTTTTTCTAGAGTACCTAGCAAGACCACAAACTGCAGAGATGTTCTTTGAAGACGTTTTAATGGCATTAGTATTTTACGGGATGCCTATACTCGCAGAGAACAATAAACCTCGTCTATTGTATTATTTAAGAAGACGTGGTTACAGAGGTTTTAGTATGAACAGGCCGGACAAGATTTGGAACAAACTATCTGTAGCTGAAAAAGAAGTTGGTGGAATACCTAACTCAAGTGAAGATATAAAACAAGCTCATGCTGCCGCAATTGAAATGTATATTCAAGATCATGTAGGTTTAAGCACTGATGGTATTTATGGTAGTTGTTATTTTAACGAATTACTAAATGACTGGGCTAAGTTTGATATAAACAAAAGAACAAAGCATGATGCGTCTATAAGTTCTGGACTAGCTATAATGGCAAACAATAGACACTTGTACGCGCCAAACGCAAGGGTAGAAAAACCTAAACTAAATATAAGTATTGCTAGATATGCAAACAAGGGTAATACATCTAAATTAATTAAAAAATAAATATGGCAGATTCTGTTATCAATAATTATTTTCCAAGCCAAGTCGTAAGTGATTTGGAAAAAATGAGCTATGATTATGGTTTAAGTGTTGCTAGAGCGATAGAAACAGAGTGGTTTCATGTTGATAGAGGTTCTAATAGATATAGAAGTAATCAAAATGATTTTCACAAGTTAAGATTATACGCTAGAGGAGAACAATCGATACAAAAGTATAAAGATGAGTTGTCAATAAATGGTGATTTATCTTATTTAAACTTAGACTGGAAACCAGTACCTATAATACCTAAGTTTGTTGATATAGTTGTAAATGGTATAGCAGAAAGAATGTATGATGTAAAAGCTTATTCACAAGATCCATTTGGTGTTAGCAAGAGAACAGAATACATGGAGTCTATACTGTCTGACATGAGAACTAAAAAAATTAGCGAGTTTACTGAACAAGCTTTTGGTATGTCACTGTTAGATAATCCAAAAGAATCTTTACCAGATTCAAAAGAAGAACTAGACTTACACATGTCGTTAACATACAAGCAAGCTGTAGAGTTAGCAGAAGAACAAGCTATCAATGTTTTGTTAGAAGGTAACGATTATGAATTAATTAAAAAAAGATTTTATTACGATATTACAACAATAGGTATTGGTGCTGTAAAAACAAGTTTTAATACATCTGAAGGCGTTACTATCGATTATGTTGATCCAGCTGACTTGGTTTATTCTTATACTGAGTCACCATACTTTGATGATATATATTACGTTGGTGAAGTTAAAATGATACCTGTAAATGAACTTGTAAAACAATTTCCACATTTAACAGAGAGTGACTTAGCTGATATAGTTAAAAACAAAAGTTACCACAAGTCTAATTATCACAACAGCAACTATAATTTAAACGAAGAAGATAATAATAAAGTTCAAGTTTTATATTTTAATTATAAAACGTATATGAACGAGGTTTACAAAGTAAAAGAGACTGGTAGTGGAGCTGATAAAGTTTTAGCAAAAGATGATACTTTTAACCCACCACAAGGTATGGAGGGTGAGTACGCTAAACTGCAAAGATCTGTAGAGTGTTTGTATGAGGGAGCTTTAATACTTGGTACTAAAAAATTACTTAAGTGGGAAATGTCTAAAAACATGATGCGACCTAAGAGTGATTTTACTAAAGTAAAAATGAACTACGCTATTGTTGCGCCACGTATGTACAAAGGAAGAATAGAGTCTTTGGTTGGTAGAATTACTGGTTTTGCTGACATGATACAGCTTACACATTTAAAGCTACAACAAGTAATGTCTCGTATGGTACCTGATGGTGTTTATTTAGATGCTGATGGACTTGCGGAAATAGATTTAGGCAATGGTACTAATTATAGTCCACAAGAAGCGTTAAACATGTTTTTCCAAACAGGATCTGTTATTGGTAGATCATTCACTTCAGAAGGTGATATGAATCCAGGTAAAATACCTATACAAGAAATACAATCAGGTTCTGGTAGTGGTAAAATGCAAACTTTAATTCAAACATATAATTATTATTTACAAATGATAAGAGATGTGACTGGATTAAACGAGGCTAAAGATGGTAGCACACCAGACAAGTATTCTTTAGTTGGTGTACAAAAACTAGCTGCGGCTAATTCTAACACAGCAACAAGACATATACTACAATCAGGTTTGTTTTTAACAAAAGAAGTTTGTCAATGTTTATCAATGCGAGTTTCAGATATATTAGAGTATTCGCCAACAGCAAACGCTTTTATACAGCAAATAGGATCTCATAACGTTGCTACATTAAAAGAAATGTCACAACTACACTTATATGACTTTGGTATATTTATCGAGCTTATGCCTGATGAAGAAGAAAAAGCAATGCTTGAAAACAATATTCAACAAGCGTTATCTCAACAAGGTATTGATTTAGAAGATGCTATTGATCTTAGAGAAATAAAAAGTATTAAACTTGCTAATAGATTGTTGAAGATAAGACGTAAGAAGAAAAAAGAAGAAGATCAAAAAATGCAGCAAGAAAATATAAAAGCTCAATCAGAAGCTAATATACAAGCTCAAAACGCTGCAGCAATGATGGAAGTTAAAAAGAACGAGGCGGTTACTATGAGTCAATTGCAGTTAGAAGAAGCAAAGGCTAATTTTAAAGCTAAATTTTTAGAACAAGAAGCAGCTATAAAAAAGGATTTAATGGAACATGAGTTTAAACTTAACATACAATTAGAGCAAGTTAAAAATGAATCTGTTAATGGTAAAGAAAAAATGAAAGAAGATCGTAAAGACGAAAGAACTAAAATACAAGCTTCTCAACAAAGTGAACTAATAGATCAAAGAAATAATGGTAAAGCACCTAAAAGTTTTGAGTCTACAGGTAATGATAACTTAAGAGGAACAAGTATTTAGAATTTATTAACTATTATTATATTATATTATGGAACAAAACGTAGAAAACGTAGTTGAAGAAACTACACAAGACCAAGTTGTCGAAACAAAAGCTGATGAATCTAAATTTGATTCCGCTGGAGACGACACTATTTTAAAAGTAGATTTAAGTCAACCACCACCAGAACCAACACAAGATGAAATTAAAGAAAATAACCCTAACAACGAGGGAGTGGTTACAAAGCTTGATAATGCCGAGTCCACAGAAAAACAAGAAGAAATACAACCGCAAGAGCAAACACAAGAAGCTCCAGTATTAGAAGAAGTTACAAACGAAGAAGTTAAAGAGCAAGCAGAAGAATTAACTGAAGAGATAATAGAAGCTCAAGAAACTGGAAAAGCTTTACCAGAGAATTTACAAAAAGTTGTAGATTTTATGGAAGACACAGGCGGAAGTCTAGAGGATTATGTAAAACTTAATCAAGATTATGCTAGCTATGACAATGACACGTTGTTAAGAGAATATTATAGCAATACAAAACCTCATTTAGACAATGAAGAAATAAGTTTCTTAATGGAAGATCAGTTTTCATATGATGAAGACGCTGACAATGAAAGAGACATAAAAAGAAAAAAATTAGCATTAAAAGAGCAAGTTGCCGATGCTAAGGCCCATCTGGACAGGCAAAAGTCCAAATACTATGAAGAAATTAAAGCCGGATCGAAACTCACTACTGAGCAACAGAAAGCAGTTAATTTTTTTGATAGATATAATAAGGAGTCGGAAGAAAGTCAAAGAATAGCAGAAAAAGGTAAAAATGTATTTGTAGAAAAAACTAATCAAGTATTTAACAACGAATTCAAAGGTTTTGATTATAACGTTGGTGATAAGAGATACAGATATAATGTTAAAAATCCTGATAGCGTGAAACAAACTCAAAGTGACATTAATAATTTTGTTCAAAGATTTACTGATAAAAACAACGGACAAATTAATGATGCTAAAGGTTATCACAAATCATTATTTACAGCTATGAACCCAGATGCTATTGCTAATCATTTTTACGAGCAAGGTAAGGCTGACGCTATGAAAAATAGTGTTGCTAAATCTAAAAACGTTAGTATGAATCCTAGACAGTCGTTTAGTAATGAAAATACTAGTGGCATGAAAGTAAGAATAGTTAACAATCAACTTTCTGATACGGCAACTTTTAAATTTAAAAATAAAAATAAATAAATAATTAAAAAAACATTAAAAAATGTCAATTACTAGAAGAACGTCGTTTCAAGCTGCACCAGTGCAAGCTGTTACGTCGCAAAATTACTTAGACATCCAAAACAACGGATGGGCACAGCAATACCTACCTGACTTAATGGAAAAAGAAGCTGAGGTTTATGGAAAAAGAACTATCTCAGGTTTCTTATCTCAAGTTGGTGCGGAAGAAGCTATGTCAGCTGATCAAGTTATTTGGTCAGAACAAGGTAGATTACATCTATCTTACGAGTGTGATATGGTAGACGTTACAGCAAGTACAATTAATATTACTAAAGATATTGATGGTGTTGCTCAAACAACTACACACGGTATTAGAGTTGGTGATCAAGTATTGATCGCTGGAGGTGGACAAACTGTTACGGCTCGTGTAAGCGTTGCTGCTGCGGGTGCGCAAGTTATTACAGTGCAACCGTATAGATTTGCACACATGACAAATGCAGGTTTTGCTAATGGAGACAATACATGTACTATACTAGTATTTGGTTCTGAAAACGCAAAAGGAGTTGCATACGTAGGAGGTAGATCTAATGAGCCATCTTTCACTACATTTACAAACAAGCCAATCATTTTAAAAGACATGTATGAGGTTTCAGGATCTGATGCTGCTCAAGTTGGTTGGGTTGAAGTTTCTGGTGAAGAAGGACAAAATGGTTACTACTGGTACTTAAAAGCTGAAGGAGATACAAGAGCTAGATTTACTGATTACTTAGAAATGAGTATGATTGAATCAGAGTTAGTTGCTGCTGCTTCTGCTATTGCTCTACCAACTGATGGTGGTGCAGGTACTGCGGGTACTGAAGGATTATTTGCTGCAATCAGATCAAGAGGTAATCAAACTTCAGGAGTTACGGGTACTAACCCTTCTACTGATTTTGCTGAATTTGATTTAATCTTAGCTGAATTTGACAGAAATGGTGCTATTGAAGAAAACATGATGTTTGTAAATAGAGGAACTTCTCTTGCAATGGACGATATGTTAGCTTCATTAAACTCTGGTTATTCTGGTGGTACTTCTTACGGAGTATTTAACAACTCAGAAGACATGGCTTTAAATTTAGGTTTCTCTGGTTTCAGACGTGGATCTTACGATTTCTACAAGTCTGACTGGAAATACTTAAACGATTTAGCTACTAGAGGTGGTATAAACAATTCTGCTACTGCAGGTGAAGATATTAGAGGGGTTGTTATACCAGCTGGTACTTCTTCAGTTTATGACCAACAATTAGGTAAAAACCTTAAGCGTCCTTTCTTACACGTAAGATATAGAGCTTCTCAGTTAGAAAGCAGAAAAATGAAGACATGGGTTACTGGTTCCGTTGGAGCTGCTACGTCTGATCTTGATGCAATGACTGTAAACTTCTTATCAGAAAGATGTTTAATTACACAAGGTGCTAACAATTTCATGTTAATGAACTAAGCACAAAACTTTAAAAGAACCGGGGCTTCGGCCTCGGTACTTTTATTTTTATTAATTTATATTATATTATATTATGGCAAAAAAACAAACAAAAGCTTACGCTGGTGATCCTGGCGATGAGCACGTAGAAAAAATAGCACCGGTTATGGAAACACCAAAACCAACAAGAGTAGAACCAAAAAGTCAAAAAACAAATGACGGCTGGAAAATACAAGATAGAACATATCTTTTAACAGACGGTTCAAAACCTTTAAGTAAGTCAATAAAAAGTGCAGGTATATATCACTTTGATGAAAATTTAGGTTATGAAAGAGAAATGAAGTATTGTGAAAATCAAAAAACTCATTTTGTTGATGAAATGAAAGGAGAAATGAGATTATCTCACATTGTATTTAGAGCTGGTGTTTTATTTGTTCCTAAAAACAAAGTTACACTACAAAAACTTTTAGCGTTACATCCTTACAACGGTAAAGTTTTTTATGAATTAAAACCTCAAAAAATAGCAGAGTTCGAAGTTGAAAGTATTGAAATAGAAATAGAAGCTTTAAACGCTGCTCAAGCCTTAGACATTGACATGGCTGAAGCAGTTATGCGTGTAGAACTAGGTTCTAGAGTCACTAAGATGAGTTCTAAGGAACTTAAGCGAGATTTACTATTATATGCTAAGAGAAACCCTAGTTTGTTCTTAGAATTAATAAACGACGAGAACGTACATCTTAGAAATATAGGTATTAGAGCTACTGAAATGGGATTGTTAAAACTATCACAAGATCAAAGAACTTTTTCTTGGAAAGATACTAATAGAAAATTAATGAACGTACCATTTGATGAGCATCCATATTCAGCTTTAGCCGCTTGGTTTAAAACTGATGAGGGTATGGAAATCTTCACAAATATAGAAAAAAGATTGAAGTAAAAACCTTGTAGAAGCGGTCGCTCTACGGGGCGATCGCAAACTACAAACAAAAAAGAAATATGGCGGTAAATATAGATACAGTATATCAAAGAGTTTTAGCTTTAGCTAACAAAGAACAAAGAGGTTACATAACGCCTCAAGAATTTAATTTACATGCCAACCAAGCTCAGATGAATATTTTTGAGCAATATTTTTATGACACTCATCAGTTTCAAGCTACTCAAAAAGGTAACAGCACAGAGTATTCTGATATGATAGATTTATTGTCAGAAAAAATTAGTCCTTTTGAAAAATACAAAGTAGCAGTTAGTATGTCAGGTAACACTGGTACGTTGGCAACTGATCTTTATAGATTAGGAACTGTATTTTTTGCTGTTGGTGGTACAAAAGATGTTGAAGTTGAAAGAATAGAAAAAAACGACTTTGCATATATAGAGAACTCACCACTAGCATCACCCACAACAAACAGACCTGTGTACAATCGTACGTCAGCAGCAACAATAAAAACTTTTCCCTCAGCAACTATAACATCTAACGTTACACATAACTATATAGCTAAGCCCGCAAAATGTGAATGGGCGTACGTAGTTGTAAACGAAAAAGCTTTGTATAATGGAAATCAAGCTGTAGACTTTGAGTTACACGCCTCTGAAGAAGAAAGTTTAGTTATAAACATATTGGAGTTATCAGGAATAACAATTAACAAACAAGGTTTAGTGCAAGTAGCTTCTAATATGGAAGCTTCAAACATACAACAAGAAAAACAATAATAAATGGGATTACTAGGAACTACATCACAACAAACATACCAAAACTCTGGTGACCTTGGAAGTTATCAATACACTTCTCTTGAAGACATTATAAATAATTTTATAGTTGGATATGTTGGTGAAAACAAATTAATAGGTAAAGTAAGAAGAACAGATGTTGCTTTTCACGCTCAAAGAGGATTAGCAGAATTAAGTTATGATACTTTACGATCTAGAAAATCACAAGAAATAGAAATAGCACCAAGTTTAAAAATGATGCTACCACAAGATTACGTTAATTATGTAAAAATATCATGGCATGATACTAATGGTATGGAAAGAATATTATACCCAGCTTTAAACACAAGTAATCCTACAGCTATATTGCAAGACGGTAATTACGATTACAGTTTAGATAGTGGTGGTAACTTACAGGTTGCAAGTGAATCTGATACTTGGAAAGCATTTAAAGCAACAACACCTAGCTCAACAGGTAATTTAGACGCAGACTCAGACTACTATGCCGATATGTTTAGCGGTAGGTTTGGGCTAAGTCCTGAAAAAACTCAAGCTAATGGAAATTTTTATATAGATTACGCATTAGGTTTTATACATTTTAGTTCAAACTTGAATGGTGAAACTGTTACTTTAAAATATGTAAGTGATAGTTTAGGTGTTGACGGTGATCAAATTGTTCATAAATTTGCTGAAGAAGCTTTGTACAAACACATTGCTTACGCATTGATATCAGCATCAGCTACAGTTCAAGAGCATGTAATTAGAAGATTTAAAAAAGAAAAGTTTGCAGCTACAAGACAAGCTAAATTAAGACTGTCAAATATTAAATTAGAAGAAATTGCTCAGGTAATGAGAAACAAATCTAAAAGAATAAAACACTAAAATATGGCTGAGTTAAAGCATAATTTTACTAAAGGTCGAATGAACAAAGATGCTGACGAAAGATTAGTATCTAACGGTGAGTATAGAGACGCTATGAACATTGAGGTTTCTACCTCTGAAGATTCTGATGTTGGTACTATACAAACAACTTTAGGTAACACTTTAAAATCAGCTACTGGAACAACTACTGCTTTTACAGTTGGATCTATTGTAGATCACAAAACAAACAAAGTGTATTGGATGGTTCATAATGATCAAGCCAATATCACTACAAGCGGTATTACTAAAGATATGATTGTTGAGTACAACCCTACAACAGAAACAAATAAATACGTTTTTGTTGATATTTGGAAGGTTGTAACCTCAATAGGAACGTCTAATGGTGGTGCCGTTAAATATTTATATATAGCTCTTGGTGGTAGTACGGCAACTAATAATATTACTGGTATTAGAAAAGGTATGCAAATTATAGGTACTTTTAACAATATAGTTTATGGAGCAAACTCACAACAAAACGTTTATGTTGAAGACATAGAGTTTGATGCGGTTAATGGTTGGAAAATAATTTTAAACAGAACTGTACAAACTGTTGCTGGTGAACAAATAACTTTTACAACAGAAAGATGTTTAAATTTTTCAAGAAATAGATTAATAACAGGTATAAACATTGTTGATGATATGTTGTTTTGGACCGATGGAGGTTCAGAACCTAAAAAAATAAATATCATAAGAAGTATAAAAGGTACTGGTGGTTCTAGAACTTTAAATACAAATGCAACAACTACTTTTGATGGAGACAATTTTAATCATCACACTAGACTTGTTATCGATGACATAGACAATGCGCCTGGAATATATGAAGTTGTTACAAATAGATTAGCTACATATCCTGTTTTTTGTAAAGAATCACACTTAACAGTTCTTAGACCAGCACCTCAAACAGTATTACAGTTGGAAATGTCTAGAACCTCTTATAATAGAGGTAATGGGGTTACTGGCGCGGTTAATAGAACTGATGCTCAAGCAAATATACAGTTTTTTGACCCATTAATTACAACAGAACCATTAGCAAGTGGTAGCATGGTACAAGTTACTTTTGATCAAGCGCCTGACTATAGAGTAGGAGATTATATAATAATAACAAACGACACAACCGTTTTACCAACAGACTACAAAGATTATAAAGTTAGATGTAAAATATCTCAAATACCAACTGGTCATACTAATAATAATTTAATGTTTGGAATATTTGAGTTAGAAATAATTACAATTTCTCAAGAATTAGTTTATAACGCTAGTGGTGAGCAGTTTTTCACTTTGTTAGAACAAAAAGATTCTGTGTTTGAATTTAAATTTCCTAAATTTAGTTATAGATATAAATATACCGATGGTGAGTATTCGGCTTTTGCACCTTGGTCTGAAATAGCTTTTTTAGCTGGTAGTTTTGATTATGAACCTAAACACGGTCACAATTTAGGTATGACAAACCGTCTAAAATCTTTATGTTTAAAAAACTACGTACCAGAACCTGGAGAGATCGGCGCATCAAGACCTGGTGATGTTATTGCTATAGATATTTTATACAAAGAATCTAACAATACAAACATATACACTGTTAAAACAATAACTTCAAATGACAATCACCCTGTTTGGCCTGATCTCGCTACAAGAGCTTACGCAAGAGGAGAGTTAATTATTGACACAGAAATGATACATGCTGTATTGCCATCTGATCAATTTTTAAGACCTTTTGATATTGTTCCAAGAAAAGCTAAATCTCAAGAAGTAACTGGTAATAGACTTGTTTATGGTAACTACACACAGAATTATAATGTTGATGAAATTATAAATATTGAAACAACACTACAAGTAGGAAGTTTTTCTACACACAGTGATACCGGAGAAAAATCTGTAAAATCATTAAGAGATTATCAAGTTGGAGTTGTTTACTTAGATAAGTACGGTAGAGAAACGCCAGTTTTAGTTGGGCCAGAAAAAGGATTTAAAAGAGTTGGTAAAGTATTTAGTGATAACTTTACAAAACTAAGAGCTAGACTTACAAACACACCACCATCATGGGCTAAAGGGTTTAAGTTTTATGTAAAAGAACCTTCTAATGAGTACTATAACTTAGCAATGGATAGATGGTATAATGCTAAAGATGGTAATATATGGATAAGTTTTCCTTCTTCAGAAAGAAATAAAATTGATGAAGATACTTTTTTAATACTTAAAAAATCTCACGCTAAAAACAAGTCTGTATCTGACGATGAAGCTAGATATAAAATACTTGCTATAGAAAGCGAAGCGCCAGAGTTCATAAAAAAAGTAAGAAAGAACTTAGGTGAAATGTTTGACAACAGCGCTAGAGAACACGTTGGTAACGGTGGTGATGGATTTCCTTTTCCAGGTTTTAATTACGTAGAAGTACCTTATGCTGCTTTAAACAATAGTAGTATTGTTGATATAGATGCTTCTGGAACTGTAAACCCTAAATCACCACACTTACAAGACAATCTTTTTTTACGCGTAGGTGGTCCTGACAATCTTAGTGCAGAGTATGAAATTGTTGGTATTTCTAACACTGGTCAAGGTGGTAACTATAAGTTTAGATTAAACAAGCGTTTAGGTGATGATTTAGAATTTACTTCAACAGACGGAACATATGGTAATAGAATTAGCGGTTTGTTTATACAGTTGATACAATACAGAATAGAGAACAAAGCAGAGTTTGATGGTAGGTTTTTTGTCAAAATAAATCAAGACCAAGTAATAAGAACAAATGTTATTGGTGATAAAATAAACTCTGAGGACATGATTGTTTATTCAGCAAGACATCTTAGGTATGTAAAATCTAAAGCAACACACCCAAACCATGCTGGTATGCCTAACTCAAATCAGTGGCACGGTACTAATAACTTTAATAGAGCTTGGGGTGGTATTGGTGGTGTTAGTGACCACGAAGACATACATAAAAAACTAGATGTTAATGGTTATTCATATTGGAAAGGTTTTATAAAGTTTAATAGAAATGGTAACGGTAGTAAGTTTTTTATTGACGAAGATAGTATAGTCACTATAGGTCCAGATGGATCTCCTGTTAGTTCTAATTTAGCAACTGGTGATATGGCTACTAAAGCTTATTGCTTTCCAAATATTACAAACTCAGATAGTTTAACTAAACATGATGGGCAGAAAAACACTGGCTATGGCGGTAACAGTGCTAAGTATCCAAAAGGAGTACACCAAGGCGCTAATGAACCTGTTGGTAGTAGAATAGATATATCTTGGGTAGGTTATGAAGATACTAATTACCCACAAAACAGTCCACCAGTTTTTTGGAGCCAACACGGTCAAGATATTGCTCCGGATGATTATGAGTTTTCAAAAGAGTGGTTTCAAATAGGTACTAAATTTAGATTTGCAGGAGATGATGATGAAACTGTTTATACGGTTAAAGACTATCGACATGAGTTTGGTCTTAGAAACTTTCAGACTGTAAACGGTAATGTTACATCATCTAATAGAAACAAAGGTTCGGTTTATAGAGACAAGTGGACTTTACAAGTAGAACCACCTATAGTAAGAACAGCTAGTGGTTTTTACCCTACAGACATAAGACATGATGGTACACAAAACCAATTAGTTGAACTTGTTAGAACACACTCTGAGTATGGTGTAACACAATTTACTGATAATCCTGGTATTTTTGAAACAGAACCAAAAAAAGATGTTGGTTTAGATGTTTACTACGAAGCTAGTGTTACATACCCAACACAAATAACCTCTGACACAAATGAAATGTTTGCGCCTATAGGATCAACGGTAAGTGTTTTACCTAGTGCTGGTGCAACTGTCTCTGCTGGTTGTAAAGTGTTTAGCTGGAGTGATAATACTGTTACATTAGACGGTAGCGTTACTGATCCTAACCAAGGAGAAATACTCGTGTTTACTAGACCTGACGGTGGAACTGTACAAGCTAAAGTTGAAGCTATTTCAGCATCTACACAAGGTGGAGGAATAACTGTTGCTACTGGCTTGACAATGTATAGAGACGTTAGTAATCAAAGATTTACATTAGGATATACAAATTGTTTTGCTTTTCCACAAGGAGTAGAATCTGATAGAATTAGAGATGATTTTAACCAAATTACAATAGGTAAAGGAACTAAAGCTTCCACTGTGTTAGCTGAACAGTTTAACGAAGAACATAGAAAATCAGGTTTAATATTTTCTGGAATATACAACTCTATGACTGGTGTTAATAATTTAAATCAATTTATAGCGTCAAGTGGTATTACTAAAGATTTAAACAATCAATATGGCTCTATACAAAAATTATTTACTAGAGATAACAACATAGTTGCTTTTTGTGAAGATAAAATATTAAAAGTATACGCAAATAAAGATGCGTTGTTTAACGCTGATGGTAGCTCAAACGTTGTTGCTACCAATAGGTTTTTAGGAGATTCACAGCCTTTTGGTGGTGATTTTGGAATATCTAAAAATCCAGAATCATTTGCTCAAGAAAACTTTAGAATATATTTTACCGACAAATCTAGAGGTGCGGTTTTAAGATTGTCTAAAGATGGTCTAACCGTTATATCTAACCAAGGCATGGCAGATTATTTTAGAGATCACCTACCACTAGCATCAGATTTGATAGGTAGTTACGATAAAAGAAAAGGCTTGTACAACCTTACTCTACATGATAAAGGTGTTAATCCAGACGGTAGAGGTATTGGTGCTGGTATAACTTATGTGCCAAAAGTAAATACAACTATAAGTTTTAGTGAAAAATCTAGTGGTTGGACGTCTTTTAAATCTTTTGTTCAAGAGTCTGGCGTTAGTTTAGACAACAATTATTACACGTTTAAAAAAGGTGAAATATTTCTTCACCACAGTAACCAAGAAACAAATAATTATTACGATACTATTGCTGACGTAACTAACGGTGCGTTTTCTAGCGTAACAGTAATGTTAAATGATCTACCTGGTTCTGTTAAAAGTTTTAATACATTAAACTACGAAGGAACGCAGTCTCAAATTGATTTGTTTCAAACAATAACTATTGGTGGTGTTGTTTACAATGACGGCGAGTTTTACAACTTAAAACCTAAAAAAGGTTGGTTTGTAGAGTCTATGATCACAGACTTGCAAACAGCTAGGTTAAAAGAGTTTATAGAAAAAGAAGGCAAATGGTTTAATTACTTATATGGTGAAACAACTACGTTGGCTAATTTAGATAGTAGAGAGTTTTCGTATCAAGGTATAGGTATGGCTGAATCTATAACGCACAATGGACCAACGCCTATTTATGGTTGCACAGATTCTACAGCTTTAAATTACAACCCAGCGGCTACAATAGATGATGGATCTTGTTTATACATTAACAACCCAATACAAACAAACGCATACTTGTGGAACAATATACTACAACCTTGTAAAGGTAGTTGTTTACCTAATTTCACTACAGCTGCTGATTACGAGTTTACGCACACCATAACTGTAAACCCTAGTTTACCAGCAAACACAACTGCTACTGTAGGTATTATATCGGTACAGCCTTTCCAACAATTAAACGGTTGTGCAGGTACACAAACTATTGACGGTGCAGCTCCTGATAATACAACTATAAACCCTGTTTACACAATAGCGTTTACAGCTGATACAGGTTTCAAATTTACAGGAGTACCATCGGCAACTATAACTATTAACGATGCAAGTACTTCAATAACTGATTACACTATAACTCAAACAGCTCTTGTTTACGATGCTAATTCAAACCTGACTGGAGCTACATTTGAAGTTGCTTTTGTAACTCCTGGCGCGGCAATGACAGTTCGTGACGATATAAAATGGAATATATGTACCACTCAGATACCAACAATAAACAATAGCACTTACACACTAACAGTACAAGACGATCCAAACGATCATTAAAATATGGGACATAACGCAAACACAAACTATACAGTAAGCCAAAGCATAACTAGTGAATTTAGTGGTGATTCAGTAGCTTTAGGAACTCTACCTAATCAAGGTGGTGTAAACGGTAACGTTATATTAACTATAACGCCAAACGCAGGTTTTACTGTTAATTCTTCTGACTTTACTATAGCGGGTTTACCTGCGGATAACACTGTTACAGTTACGTCATCAACAATAACAAACCCAGCTACTGGAAATGCTTTAAGTGTTGTTCAATATAATTTTATTAGTGTAGGTTCTGGTGGTACAGCTTCTTCTTTACCAGGTGAAGTTGAAAGTGTTGCAATGTTTAATAGCGAGCATGATTATGACAGTACGGCAAACGTATATGTTCCAGTTACAGCTAACAATGTTGTATATGTTCACGTGGCGTTTATGAACAATTTTATTATGCCACCTGCAAATCTAACGTTAAACATAGATATAGACGGCTCGGCATCAGCAACAGGTGCTATACAATATCCTGCAATATGGGAAACTTGGACAAGTCCAGCGGGGTCTGAATATACTTTGACCGCTGTAGGTAATCCTGCTTTGACAAACATGAGTCTTTCTTCACAAATTAGCGTTAACCCAAACAGCACTACACTTTTAAATACAGTATCGGGTTTGGTTGATGATGGTGTTCAAACGCTTTTAATGACAAAAACTTTTCAAGCTGTTTCTGGTTTTTATTTTACTGACATTACAGAACAACAACAATTCACTCCTTTTGGTTTAGATGATTGGCTACCTTATTTCCAAACAATAATAACAAATCAAGTTTTTAATAGTAACTTAGAAGAAACTCAAAGAGTTTATGAATTTTACTACACAAACCCACCAGTTAGTAATCAACTTGGTTTAGATCCAACATTTGGCGGGAGTATATATGGGTTAGGATTTTTATTTGAATATATAATCGGAACTCAAGCAACAGTATATTCATCGCCAGGTGGAAATGGCGGTGGTATATCTCCTTTAGTACCTCAACGACCTTATGGTGGTTTAGTAAGCTCAACATCAAGCACGGGGCTTGGCGGTGAAGTTGAAGATGTAAACCCATCTGTAATCTCTATACCAAACACAACTTTCTTTGAAGAAGTTACAAATGTTGTTTTAGACACAAGCAAAGAAATAAACGCTATTGGTGGTGAGTCAAGACCTATAACTCTGTATGGTACTGTAGGAGCGACTTACTCTATAACCATATCTGATGGTAGTAAAACATACACTGATAGTAACAACACTTTTACTTCTGGAGCTACTGTAATTGATGGTGTAATAGGTAGCGAAGGATTAACAAACCATTTAATAACATATCCAGCGGTTACTGCAACAACAACTTATACTTTAACATTAAGCAGTAGATTTGGAACTAAGCTACCAACAGGTATTGTTGATGGTTCTGCTGGTAATCTAGGTACTATAGCCGCTAACATAACAAAAACGTTTACATTATCTTTTGCTTCTGCTAGTGACATATCAAACGACTTACCGGCAGACATTGTGTTTTCTTTCGCTGATTTAAGTCAAAGATCGAGTAGAACTTTTAAAGTAGAAGTAGTAGGTGATGTTGGAGAAACTTTTGTAAGCGTTGCCGCTACAGATGACGCTCCAGATGCAACTGTAGTAGCTGCAATGTCTGTAACAGCTGGTAGTGCTAGTGGTTGGGAATGGTCTTTATCAGGTTTTAACCTTGTTCATGGAGGTGTTGACGAAGATGGAAGAGATAGATTTACAATGGGAGGAACAATAACTGTTCAAACTCTTGGAGCAGCAAACGTAAAATATGCAATTGCATTAGACACAATAACTAACGTATCATAATATGCCACTAATAACACTAACATTTCCAGCAACACTAGATTTAAATGTATCTTGTCAAGTGGGCGACACAGCTTACTTTAGCTCAACAACTAACGTGGCTGGTTTTAACACGTCGGCACAGTCAGACATTATTGAAATAGGTTTAATAACATCTATAACGTACACGAATGGTCAGTGGATTATTATTTGTGACACGTTGCTTTCAAACGGACAACAACCAGGTGTAAATGATTTTATTAGTTTTTCTAAAAATAACACAGCTAACTTGACAAGCGTGCTTGGTTATTACGCAGAAACAAAGTTTGTAAACTCTTCAAGTATAAAATCTGAACTATATTCAGTTGGTAGCGATTACTTTGTAAGTAGTAAATAAACGTTAAAAAGTGTAACTATAATATAAATAATTAACTTATATTATATGTCTGATAACTCGGTAGTTACAAAATCAAAAGTAATTGAACTACAAAATGAATTACTTAAAAATGTTGATAATGAAAACATTATAGGTAATAACGGTGGAATAGTTAGAAGCGAAGTGTTTCCACTAAAACATAGTTTTGCAGACGGTAAATATGTTAGACAAATGGAAATGAGTAAAGACTCTATGGTTGTTGGCGCTATACATAACCACGAACATTTATGGTTTTTACTAAAAGGTAACATAGTAATATTAGCAAACGAAAAAACTGAGGAATATATTGCGCCATGTTATGTTAAGTGTCCGCCGGGAATAAAAAGAGTTATATATGCTGTTAGTGATAGTATATTTGTAAATATACACAAAAACCCAACAAACACACAAGATTTAAATGAATTAGAAGCTGAAATAGTTTCAGGAAGCTACGAAGAGTATGAAGAATATCAAAATAAAAACAAATAAAATATGAGTTTTATAATAGTAGGAGTAGCCGCTACCTCGGGATTAACAAAGATAGGTATGGCATTGGCTGGTCGTAAAAAAAGAATAGCAGAGCAAAAAGCTGCAAACAAAGAGCTTCAGCAAAGAAGAGATGCTTACGAAAGTTTAGATACTAGTAATCCGTATTTAAACATGGAAAATACTATGGAAGATTTAACTGTAAACCAACAACAAGCACAGTTCCAAAAAGATATGGCTCAACAACAACAGTCAAACATGTTAGGTTCTATGCAGCAAAGTGGTGGTTTTAATGCTGGTAATATACAAGCTATGGTTAACGCTGGATCAAATCAAGCAAGACAAGCTTCGGCTAGTATAGGACAACAAGAAGCACAAAATCAAAAAGCAGAAAGATCTATGGCTGGTCAAATACAAGCTAAAGAAAGAGCAGGTGATGTATATTCAAGAGGTCAGAAAAAAGATAAAGTTGAAACACTGTTTGGTATGTCTATGCAACGATCAAAAGAGTCTGACGAAGCTAGACAAAGAGCAGGTCAAATGATTGCTAGTGGTGTTGGTGATTTTGCTAGCGCTGGGATTGGCACTGTGCAAGCTGGCCAAGCAAACATGGCGGAAGGTTTAAAATTCTTTGGTGGACAAAAATAATAAATAATTATGGTAAAGAAATTTGAAAAACACATGATGTATGGTGATGGCAAGTCAAAAATGGCTAACACTAAAAAACAACATTTAAACCTTAAAGCTAAAGGTTGGGGTCATACTAAACCTAAAAGTCCTTTAAAAATAAATCAAGCTTTAATAGAAAATTATAAAGGAGTAAACAAGTACACTAGAACTGGTGGAGGTACTAGAATGCCTGAGATGGACGTTGAAACTGTTGACTCTATGTTTAAGCCTATGGCTGCAACTGCTAGTCAAGGTTTAGAAAAAAGTTTTTTAAACCAAAAACCACCTGCAGAAGAAGAAGAAAATAACCAAACAGAGGAAAAAACAACAGAAAAAACTCCAAGAGAAAAACCAGATAAAACAGTTGAAGAAACTGATGATGATGGGCTTTTTGATATAAATGACGAAAGTGAACCAGAAAAAGAAACAAGAAGAGAAAAAAGGCAAAAAAGAAAACAAGAAAAATTAGACAAAAAAGATCAAGAATCACAAGGGCCAAATTTAAATGAGAACTTTGATAAAACAAATAATGAGCTTAGAAAAAATAAAAGTCTTACATTAGAACAAAATACATTAGCTGGTGATCCAAAACCTACAAGATTAAGAGTTAGAAGTGTTTATGATAAAGGTAGAAGAAATGACAATGTTGTTGAAGTTAATGGACAACGTATGTCTAATGAGGATTTTGAACAGTCTTTTGGTACAGCAACACGTAGAGGTAATGATCCTACACGAAAAGGTGCTGGTGATTATGATTTTAATGGTTCGTTAGCACCTAACTCACCTTTTAAGATGCGTGAAGGTGATCAAGAAACTTACGATCCTTTAACTGATCTTCAAATGAAAAATCCAAACATAGAAAGAGAAGTAGACACTTACATTGAAAACACTAGTTTAGTAGGTGATGAAAAACTAGATATTTTAGGAGCACAAGCTAACTCTAGAGTTTTTGATTTTTCAAAACAATTGAAAGATCAAGCTAACATGTATATTGAATCAGAAGGTAACAGTAGAGTTGTAAACGACTCTATAAACACGTTGAGAGGTTTAGCACAGAAAGTAAACAACTTGGTTGATAAAAAAGCTGAGTGGATAGAAAATAACGGTGGTGGTGAAGCTGGTAAGCGTGGTTTCTCAAAAGGATCTTCTGGTAAAAATAAGTTTATGCAAAACGCTATATTTACTGAAAGAGATGATTTATATAAAATGATACTACCTTTACCTGAAACTACTGTAAGCGGTGATACAAAGTTTGGAGATGTAGAATTTGCTTTTGGGGATTTTAATGATGAACAAAGACCAAATTCGGTTGTAAAGTCTGGTCAAATATTTAAAGATGTGTTTATGAAGCCAGAGGGTAAGTTTGCAGATTTTAGAAAAGCAGCTGTAAAACAAGGTGAAAACTCTAGAGACAGAAAACCATTTAATGCTTATCATTCTGAGGTTGTTGTAAACGGTTTGTTAGATTCAAAAGAAAACATACTAGCTTTTGCTTGGGATGATTTTGCTGGACCATCTTTTATAGATCAATATGCAGAAGCTCGTCCTAACGAAGATATTAGTTGGGCAGATGTTGATAATCCAAAATTTAACGAAGATAGATTAAAAAAAGAAGTTGGTTATTGGCTTAATCAAAAGCTTAAAACAGAGCATGAAATGACAAAGGCAAATAATCAAGCTACGTCATACTTAGATCAAATGTCACCAGATGAATTAATAGCAAAATATTCAAAATAATATGGCTGAAACAATAGAACAGATAGAAGAATTAACTTTAGAGCAAAAAACAAAGCTTGCTAATACTATAAAAGGTATGAAGGAAGATGGGGTGGCTGACGAAGTTATTCAACAGTCTGTTATAGACATTAAACAAAGCTTTAAACAAAAAAACTCACAAGCTATTGTTGCTAAAAATTTGTTTAGAGAAAGTGTTATGCTTCCTGAGGTTGAGGTTAAAGGTGGAGATGGAACTGTTACTGAAAATGATTTTAAAGAGATGGATAAAAATATAATTACTGACAAAGGTAATAAATATTTAAATGGAATAGGTTTAGAGTTTAGTCCAAACTTTACTGGAGGAGTTGAGCTTAACGATCCTGAAGCAAATGAAGCAGATCCTGACTATGAAAGTTCTACAATAAAAGTTGGACCTGTTGTAAATTATTTAAATCCTAGCTATGCTGGCAAGGCAGAAGTTTTTGTTAAAGAAAAAATAGATTTAAAAATTAAAGAATTAGAAGACAATCCTGAAATGTTTTTTGACGCTGAGCTATACAACAAGTCTCACGAGTACATGTGGAAAAACACTCCAACAATAAACCACCCTACAGAAAACAGGTATTTAAATGTTGACGAGTTAGATGGTGATCAATTAGAAAATTTTAAAAAA